ACTTGTAAAAAAAGTTTCTAATGTACCAACACCACCACTAAAGATACCTGATGATACTTTTACTTTTTGATTTTCTACTACATCATTTTCTCTATCGAATCTTGTAAATACTGACATTTCTTACTCCTATAATGTACTTGGGTCTGCCTTGATAGTTACCGCGATGTTAAAAGAAGCACCTGTCGATAAACCAGTGACCGTTAAGTTTGTTGAAGTTTCAGTAGTTACAGAACGAGATACAAGGTTTACTGATTTACCTTGTAAAGTAATTGAACGCTTTCTTTCTTCTTCGTTCATAAATACTGGTGTTGTTGCACCAACATTTTGTTGTAAATCTGCTATCTCTTCTTTCTGTATAAATTCTAACTCATCCAAGATTTGTGCAGCTGCAAATTGTTGACCACCTTTAAGTAAAGGAAGACTGAATGTCTTTTTCTTCTTTTTCTTTTGTACTACTACTGGTGTTAAGTTTGCAATAGTTGCATCATGTAATGTGAAAGAATATCCTGCTTCTGCATCACTACCATTTCTCGTGTTAGGTGTAATTGCTTGTTGTACACCTGGACCATTGAATGTTAAGGTTGGTGATGGAACTTCCAAGATAGGAAGTTTCGCAGTGTTCTTTGGTAGAGAAACCAACTTAAATCTCATAATTTGGTTCTCATCCACAAAACTCTCTAACAATGGCATATTCTCAATTACAGCACCATAATAGTTCGAACCATTAGGATGGGATGTATCCCATAATCTGTAATCAATCTCATCATCTGCCAATGCGAATTTTGTGATTTTGAACTCGTCTTGCCCTCTTGCCAATAATTCTCGACCTTTTTTGGTAAGAACAGCATCGACGGTTACGCTTGTGTTATTTAAAAATCCCATTGTTTTTACTCCTGATTGTATTTTGAACTAAGATGGAAAGTGTTCATATATAAATATAACTTCATCTAATTTTTAATCCACTTTTAACTTAGAATCACCTGGTTCTTGAGTTACAAGTTTGGTTGGTGAAGTTATTGTTATTTCTACTGGTTCTTTTCCATCTATAGTATTATCTTTTGTTAATAAATCTTGTTTGTAAAATAATCTAAATAGTTTTGATTCATATGCCATACTCTGATGTTCAGATGGATGGAACGATGAACTATTTGGATTATTAATTACGGCATCTGCCTCACTATCATAAAAAAATCTTTTTTCTTCATTATGTTCTGCTAACCTTGAAGAACTTATAAAAGGTTGTGAAGTTTCTGTAAATTCTGTATTGGTTCCACCAAATGTAATACTTGCAGTTGCATATGTTGAACTATATTCACTTAATGGATTTATTTCATTTAAATGTACCAATGATGGTAAACCCAATGTACCAAGTGAACCACTTTCTGAATTGTGTATATTTACAGCACCATTATAAGTTAAATATTGAGAAGAGAACATAAATGGATTAGGTTCACGAGAACTACTTATTCTACTTGATAATTGTAAACCATCATCAAAGTGTCCTGCGTTCTCAAAGTATGAATTTTCAAACTCTGGTATTTTTCCAACTACCTCTTTACTTCTTTCTAAAATGTTTGGTTCTATCAATAAACCAAGTGTAGTATTTGCTCTTGCTGGAACTAATTTACTTAGTTGGTCAAACAAACTTCTATCAAAGAAGTTTATAATTCTCATGTAATCCCAAAAGTTATTTGACCTTGAATATTTTTTCCAATAATTACTTTGTACTCTTTCTAATCCTCTGTATGCTGGTTTGAATTGGTCTCTTGGGTCACCAATCTCATTATCAAGATTTATATCCGCTAATGAATATATGATATCCTCGTTTACCACATCAACTGGTGAAAAGAATACACCAAGTTTATTACTATCTACAGGTGCAAAACTTTGACCAGAAACCTCTTGTCTTATTTGTGGTGAAAGATTACCAAGTAACCTCGTACCCTCTAACCTAATCTTAGTTGCGTTTCTTCTTGCTGGTCCAACATTTGGAACTTTCATTTGTTCTAAATCAACTAAACTTCTAAATGAGTTACCACTAAATTCTCTAGCACTTGCACTTGCAAAATAATTCGATGTGTAAGATTTATCATCGAGTGATTCAGGCAAAGTGTTTAGATTTGTATTATCACTAAGTGGTAATCTAAAAATTAAATTATCATACATTGATGATGTTGTATTTCCGTTATATGCTTTTGGTACTCTCACATGATTATCAAATACACTTTGTGATAATGGTTCACTCCACAATCTAAACTCCATCAACGAACCACTAAATCTCGTTGTGTGAAATTTATCAGAACCACTTGCACCACCAATATATAAATCTCTATCTGCTACAAACGCAGTATTTATATCACTTGTGTTTGTACTGATACTTGATGAATCAGCATAAACTACTTGTTCTCTACTTGCATCATATTGTTTTGTAGTTAACTCATATGTAATGTTTTGTGTAGCAGTATCTGCAGTTAAATCATTACCTGTCGCTAACTTTCTTGTTAACATTACACTCCACATTTCATCGTTGTAGAATGGTAACAATGATGATGTTATAAAAGTATTTCCACTACTACCACTAATACTAAATTGTAATCTACCAAGATTATCTACTGCACCATTATCAGTTAATTCTATTGCCCATTTATCCTCTGATTCAACAATAACTTGATTCTTTGATATAGGACTTCTAAATCTAAATTCTATTGTTTCTGGTTTGATTCCACTTGTACCATCATCTTTCCATTCTGTTATCAAATACTCATTTGATTTAAAATCTAATGCATAAGTAAACTTTCTTTTTATTTCATAACTTACTCTATCATTTAAATCTGGTCCACCATATTCACGAACTCTTAATATTGAACTTGGTATACCATAACAATTTATCAAACCTTTCATTGCTCGAATAGTACCTTTGTTCTTCATAAAGAAAGGTAAGTTAGAAAGTATTCGTTTCCATATTTCTTCTGTAATTGTTTCACTTGGTGATTCATTTAATGCTCCACCATCCTCATCTTTTCCTAACAAGTATGTTGGTAGAATAACTAAATCATTTCCACTATTAACTTCAAATCCCATACTCTTAGCAACTTCTCTAACAATATCCTTTGAGATACCCTCTGAAACCTTTGGTACTCTTTCATTGATATCTGTAAAATGTCTTAAGTAACTCCATACTTCATCAAATTGTTCACCAACCATATCCATAAAATCTAAGAATACTTGATTTTGTGTATCTTGATTTACATGGGCAGGTAACTGATTTGTTAACCTATCCATATTTCCTCTATCATATTCTCTTGAATAATCTATCCAAGTATTCCACCAAGATGTAAACTCAGATGCGGATGTATGATAAAGTGTATATGGTGATGTTGAACTTTCTTTTGGCCATGATGCATCATAGAACTCACCAAGAGAACTCGATGTATATGAACCACTATTTGTATATAGAAAGTTTTCATAAGGACCAAAAGAATTTATTACTTGTCTTTTCTTTGTATCTAACTCGTTTCTTGCTGCAGCAGATGAACTAACATTGTTTAATGCTAAAGATGATGAAGTATACTTCTCAACTAATTCTATTTTCTTTCTAAAATTTCTTAATCTTGTTTCTGCTGAACTGAAGTTTACAAAATTACCAAATCCATAATCCGTTACAGAACCATCTGCAGAAAGTTTGTTTGTTCGTTTTGTATAATCAATATTTAATTGAACATCAAGTAAACTACTTGAATGAACTGCATTCATAATATCTTCGTTTGTTGAAGTATCACTACTTAAAAGGTCATCGTATTTTTTATAATTTGTACCTCTAAAGTTTATTGGATTTGTAGTAGAGTTTAAATTAGGAACTCTAAGAAATAAATACTCATCTTCATTTTCAACAAATGGTATTAGTTTTATTTTATCTTCATATGGTTCCATTTTTTCTTCAACAAAATAAACTAAATCACCCTCTTCTACTTCATCAGGCAATGGTTTATAAAATTTAAAGTAACGAGCAGTTTTATCACCCACCATATTATATGGTACAATATCTGGGTCTGTTTGTATTATTTCTGTTGGAGCATCTAAAATACTGATTGCTAAGTGATACCCATGTTCACTAACCATATAGTTATTTAATCTTGAAACTTTATTTTTTCTGTAGTTTACATAGAACTCATCAAAGAAACTATTTCTCAAATCTTCACCAGTATGTCCAGCATTAGTTGCACCCTCTTCATATGAAACATCCACACGAACTCTATTGTTATCAAGTATCTCTACAATAGTTGCAACATAATCAACTGGTGTGGTTTCCCAAACAACTTCGGGCGGTGGTGGTGGTACTTCTTTATCAATGTCTGGTATAATATCATCAAGACCATCTTGAACTTGTACTCTAATAATATCATTAATTATTTCTCTTGTTACAGGTGGGACTGGTTCATTTATTATCCACTCGTTTGTTGGTGCAATTGTACTTGGTGTTGAAGTTGCTGCTCCACCACCAGTTCCACTATCACCTCCACCACCTTGACCACCTGGTCCACCCTCATCAAAATCTTCTGCTAATCTCAACATATTGATACGATTTTTTCTCATGTGTAAGAAGTGTTCCATACTTCTCCACTTACCAAGTGTGGCACTAACTACATTATCAGCATATATAGTATGATGTTTATCAAGTATTAAATTCCAAACATCTAATGATGGTGATTTAAATTCTGTACCAACTTCATTTGCCATATACCATTTACCACGATGTTTAATCGGATGGTGGTCGGTTGTAATTAATTTACCAATCTTAACTAACTTATCACCATAAGGTCTGTTATCTTTTACTACCTTTAATACTTTTGCATAACCTTGTTCGGTTTTAACTTTCATACCTGGTTTCATCATCTTGATTGGTATGGTACGATTGTTACTTAATTTTATTTTTGTATCACCAACAAAACAAACACTTCCGTAATCATCATCTCTATCTAATTCTTGCCAAGTATCATCTGGTGCAGGAACTTCTGCTATCTGTTCAATGACTGGTTCAGGTTTTCCTTTAAGAGCACCATTGTATGCTTTCTTTCCAGTCTTTAACATTAATTCACCATCAGGTCTTTTAGTCTCTACAACATCTTTAACAATTATCTCTTGAACAATTTCTCTTGAGACTGTATATTCAAATGCACCAGGTATAACAATTTGTCCACCAACCATATTATCGGTAAACCCTCTCTCATTTCTACCTGTGATGAATTGTAAAACATTACCATCAGTTTTATCAAATTTTATTTTACCAGCGTTTGCTACATTTTTTTTAGGTGTGTACACCATATCTTTATTGATAGATGCAAAATCTTTTTGATAAGGAACATTTTTTATATCTTGTATATCAACCTTTATTTCTCTACGATTAGGTGATATTTGTTTAACTCGGTATTGTAATTTTTTTGGTGTTAATTCTTTTGATTTACCCTCAGAAAGTTTTTCTTTATCTGATGAGAAGTAACGAGTACGACCATTTACCATTCGTACTTGTGCTTTTCCAATGTGTACAAATCCATCATCATTAGTTAATACATCATCTTTTTTACCTGCCAATCTTCTGAGAAATAAATATTTTACTTTATACTCTCCAAGTTCTAAACCCATCATACGAAGATGTGTACCTACATCTAAATCAACTAAGTTAGGTGTTGGAAACTTTACTTCACCTGCAGGAAAGATATCATCATCTACATAGTTATCTTCCATATCATAAACATATAGATGAATGTAATCAGAATTATCTCTACCAAATCCACTATAGACTGTTTTTGGTGATTCTAATTGTTCTTTATCTTTATCCGTTAGTCCGTATTCTAACATTTACCAAACTCCACTCCGATTTCATCATAATCCACTCTATATACTCCGAAGAATTTATCAACTGCCTGTGGATTAGTTTTCATAACTTCTTGTGCCATAACACCTTTATATCTTTGTGTACCCCATATGTATCTGAATCCATATGTGTTGAATCCATTCTCCATACCAAGTGGTACGATATCTCGTTTTAATCTTTCATCACTAAATATTTTCTTTAAACCTTTCTTAATCTTCTTTCCAGCTTTCTTTAACTTACTCTCTTTCTTTTTCTTCTTTTTAGGTTTATCTTTTTTCTTTTCAACATCGGTTGATGTGGTGTTATTCATTTCAGCAATCTTTTTATTTAAGGTGTTGATTGCATCTGTTAAACTATTGTTCAATTCATTTTGTCTATCTATTCCATCATTTAATTCTTCTTCTAATGCTTTGATATCAACATCTGGTTCATCATCTTCAGGTTCTTTTGGAAAGATTTCTAAAAATTGTATATCATTACCAAAAAATTTAACAACCCTATCCGTTGTACCAGAATTTTGTCTTACTTGTAATCTAACATATTGATAATCTTCTTCAATTGATTTACCTGGTTTATCTGGTGATTCAAAAGAAAGTAAGAAACCATTTTCATCTCTAATAGGATTAGTTGCATCAACAATAGAACCACTTATTTCCATGCGTTTCTTTTCGTTCAATGCATCTCTTAATTGTTTTTCTTTATCTGCATCCTCGATGTTTTTGTAGTAACTATATTTTCTAAATTGTTGACCTGTGTACGGCATTTTACCTCACCACTTTAAATGTGAAATCTTCATCGTATATCATAGATGATTGGTCTGCACCACTACCACTAACTACTTTAATTGAGAAAGAATAAAATCTTTCTGGTTGGAATCCATCTAACCACAAATTAAAATAATTACCTGTGGAATCACAACTCACAATAGAACCTGTACCAAATGGTATAATTACATCTTCTGTTTCAGCATCTCTTACTGAGTAGTATGTACCTTGTTGTAATAATTGTGAACCACTCGGTAAAGTTTTTACAGTCAATGCTGCTGGTGTTGTATCGAATCCACGAGTAGGATATAGTTCACGACCTGTGAATCTAAATTTTACTTTTGACTTTTCCTTATATTCTGGTTTCAAATTATTGAAATAAATTTTTAATCTATCTAAATCTGTAGAACTTAATTCTGATAAACTACCTGTATCCCAAGAACTATCATCCCACTCTACTTCTAATTTAGGTGGATAGATTGTATGAGTTTCTCTTGAGAAAAATTTTAGATGTCCTAATGGTGTAGAATTACCCTCTGCAGAACCAGTTGATGTTGTTGGGTCAAAGACTGTAAACATACTTTCTGAAGTTACAAGGTTTTCTCTCTTTACGATGAATCCATTGTTTGGATAAATTGAACTTGAGTAAAGATGATTCTTAACCAAATCAGTAACATCCATTCTAATATCACGAGTCTCATAAACCAAATCTTGTGATGAACTTACTTCATACTCACCTAAACTTGATGTGAACCAAGTACCACCTTGTGTTAAACTACCACTTACCCATTCTGTTTTTGTTGTATCATTATCACGATACTTCCAACTTGCACCATCACTAAGTGCTGGGTCTCTATCTTTTGTACCTGTACCACCACTCCAACTTCCACTAACCATATAAGTAAATAGTGATTGTTCTACTGCTAATTCTTCTGAACTTGCATCATATAGGTTTAAGTAATATTTTGCAGTACTTGGAATTACTCCACTTTGTACTGAAGATGATATATACCCATAATTAAATTTAATTAAAATTCTTGATGCATTTATTGTAGTACCTGAAGAGTTTACATGCTTCTCTACTTCTAATATTTGGTCTAAACCTGTATTGATAGAAGAAGTTACATTACCCTCATAAATTGTTGTATCGGTTATTGGATATTCAAAATAATACACTATACATCTCCTATTACTCTACCCTCAATATCTGTATTTGGGTATTTAAGTTCAAATATACTTGGGTCAAGTGAAGAATATATCACACCATCTTTTGTTGCAGATTGCATATCATATATATGTCCACTATACCCATCTTCAGTTCTATATTTATTTTCAACAACCACTATTTGTTTTTGTGGATTATCATCTTCAGGTGGTACAACACTTGCCACACCCTCTACTAAAGAAATCTTGTATGCTATATCACTCAATATAATTGGTTGACCTATTGACCAGTTATCCACATTGAAATGTTTTTTAACTGATTCAATACATCTTAATAATACTTCGTTTTTGTTATATCCTCTTTGTGTGATAATACTAAATCTTACTCCGATGTTTACAATGTATCCATCTTTTATATTAATAGCATCTGTTACTAATCTATACTGAGATAAATAAACTCTTAGGTTTTGTTTAACAACTTCATTCAATGCAACTAAATGATTACTACCATCATAACCCAACACATACATATTTAATGCAAGTGGATTAGGTATCACACTTGTGTTTGGTTGTTTAACAATTTTACCTTGTTTCATAATCGTTTGTGTGTTAACTTCTAATTGTTCATCTTGTACGATAAAACATTTAGCAACTGCACCATACTTCTGTGGTAGTGAATAAACTCTAACAATATAATCCTCTTTAGTTACTGCACGATTTTGTGAAGCAAAATATGCTGCTGCGTTTTGTCTAACTTGTTCTGGTGTTTCTCCACCACTACCACCAGTTGCTGGTTCATTATTTATAATTGATAAACTTTCTTTTGTTTCTTTTAATTTTGTTGTATCTAATCCATCCTCATCAAGTGTTGTGGATATAGTATCAAGATTAGTAATCTCACTACTAACAACATTATCTATTTGTGAACCACCATAAGTGTAAGTTACAGTCAATGTAATATTACCTGGTGCCTGTCCAAAAGCTTTTGTCTTTAAGAAATTACTTGGGTCAAATGATTCATCAAGTTTAGATAAACCTGTACCAAGTGAACTACCAACATTATCTGGATTAGGTATTATTTCTTCATCTGCATTTGTAGATGTTCCTGCACCAAATCTTAATTCTGTTTTACCATCACTTCTAATGTATCGTGTAAAACGATTAGCACTTTTTACTAACTTTAATAAGAAAGGAGCAGCATCTGAACTTGCTGAAACATCAGGTGAGTTTGTAGAATTGTTTTCCATATCTTGGAAAATTGTATCTTGTGCTAAGAAAGGAACTTCATACCATGTGTTTCCATCATCATCAACTACCGAAGTAATCTCAATAACATTTTCTTTACTTAAAATAATTTTATCAAACTTTACCGCATCACCAAAAGTAAAATCTTCAGAAGTTTTAAATCCACTTTCTAATATTGCTTTTTTAGTTAATGTAAAGTGTGTTGGTATATCACCCTCTGTTTTAGAAACAACATCTTTTCTTGTATCGAAAGAAGATGAGAAAGCAAAGTTAACATCATCCATCAATCTAAAACTTCTACCACCTTTACTTGAGAATATACTATCTGCATTTACTTTTAATGCATAAGTTAAATCTGGTTCATAAGTATCACCACTACCATCTGCTGGAACTTCAAGTGTTAAATCACAAACTACACTTGCAGGTGTACTTAGTTTTGGTTTGTATCCAAATGATTGTGCAATCTTAAAAATATTTTTCTTTTCTTCTGCACTATGTAATAAAGTTTCACGATACTGATTATCAACATAGTAACTTAACATATCCCCAACATAAGATGCCATTTCAATAAACATCATACCTGGTGATGATTCGTTGAAATCATTATAGGCAGTTGGATAGTATGATTTTGCAAACTCAATAAGGTTCTGTCTTATTGAACTAAAATCTCTTCCAATATACTTTACTTTCTTTTTCTCTTTTTTAATATTGGTTCCGTATTCTACATCCAAAGCCATTATTATCCTCCTGTGTTGAAGTTAAATGATATCTGTTCAGGTGCATCTTCATCATCTACATCTACATTAAACTCTAAATTTACTAAAACATTATTTTCATTTGGTGATAGAACAACATCAATTGAACCTATTGTTACATATGGTAACCATTGTGCCAATGACTCTGCAATTGCTGTTTCTATCCTTTCTTCCAAACCCTCTTCGGCTGGTTCAAATATCAAAGCAGTTAACTCACAGCCAAATGTTGGTTGGTTAACTCTCTCACCTGGAATTGTAAGTAATAAATTTTTTATATTCGTAGAAACTTGTTCTCGAATTGTAGAACTTCTTGGAAAGAATCCAGCATTACCACTTGTGTATGTAAGTGGAAAAGTTAATCCAAAGAACGCATCATTATCTTCATTGATAGTTCTTACTGATGGATTGGTTAATGTGGATGTATTTTCAGCCATTATTTTCTACTTTTGAATTTATCATGTTTCATTAAATCACTATAATCTCTTGTTAGTGCATTCATTACATCTTCAGGTACTTGGTTTGAAGTTAAACCTTTCTCTCTAAATGTTTGTGCAGCTGCCGCATTTCTTTGTGCTTGTTTATCACCACCTGCTGCTAAAGAATCTCCGTATCCTAATAGTTCTGATGCTCTTGTAGAGTCAAATGTTCCACCACCCATTGTTGGATACTCTTCCATTTCATCACCTTTACTTAAACCGATAGTTTCATTTAATACATCATTCAATGCATCATTACCTGAAACGAATTCTCTCTTTTGTTTTACAACTTTCTTCTTAACTGGTTTTGGTTTTGGTGCGAGAGATTTTAGAGATGATTTATTCTCATTAATAAATATCTGTTTCACTTGTTTTTTGACTTCTATCTTCACTACTTCTTGTATTATTCTTACAAGTTCTTTTTTAGTCATACTGACCTCCTATGCTATGTTATATCCTACCGATACTAAAGGTGTTGGTGCTGCGATTGTAAAAACAATCTGTTGATGATAAATATTAAATGCCGTTATAAATTGGTCAATTGTATCATCAATCGTTTCATTCAACTTTCCTTGAGCATCGATGTATGATGCTGTTATGCCTGGGTTGGTTACCAATGCTCCTGCAGCGGTAGTACCACCCAACCAATAAAGTTTTAAACCTGTATCCAATGATGTTGATAATGGAACTGCTCCGTAAGCACTAAAACATAATTTTAACATCATTTGTAAACCTGGAACATTTCCTGCTGCTAATGGTGCGGGTGGTGCTGTTCCTGCTCCACTCATTCCAGTCTTTACACACTTATCATATGATTCAGCAATAACCTTAGCCATATCATCATTGTTATCTAATCCTTGTTTGTACTCAGCTCTAAATATCTCCCAACTCATTATTTCGTTTTATTTTGTGGACTCTTAATAGTACTCAATGATGATTTAAGTGATGCTAATAAACCTGCACCAGGCCCAACCACTACTGGTCCTGTCGGTGCTAACAAACCTGTTTCTATTAGTGTTAGTATGTCATTTAGTTTTGATTCTAATGTATCACCCAACACAATAGGTTCTGTTGCATCTACACCACCAATCTTTGTTGTTGGTGATTCAATCACAACTTCGTTTACTGCACTTATACCTACATTGTTATTACTTGAGAACAAAATATCTCCACCCTCTTTTGTGTTTAATATTATTCTATCTGAGTTTAATAAAATTTGTTTACCATTATATGGTGATGGAACTAATTTACTTTCCGCACCAATTGTAAATGTTAATTCTTGATTTGTTGTGAGATAAACACTTGAACCATCTGTATCAATCTTCTCTTCTATTGGAACTTTTGTATCACCCTCTATAGTGTGTCCAACACTAAAAATCATATTAGGTGATTCTTCATTTTCATTTTTTATATCACTACCTATTCTGATAGAGTTACCAAATCTACCCTCAATAATTACATCACCCTCATTAGGTAATAGTTTTCTGGCATCATCAAGTTTTTTAAAGTAGTGTCCTGTCTCTATTCCTTTATCATCAGAGTTAGGTAAATCATCAATACCTTGTGAAGATTTTAATGTATCTTTTTTCTTACCAACACTAATACCATGTTGTGTATTGAAGTTAGGATTACCAAATAAATTTAATTGTGTTGTAAAAAATAATTGACCAAGATATTTTACACCAATAACAATCTCACCAACTACTGGTGTTGTTTGAAAGTTTGGATTCAATGGTTTGAAATCAGATAGTGCATCTAAGTTCACTCCTAATTCTGAATTTACAAACCTACCTTTTACACCACCAAGAAAACTATAATCTGGTCCACCATCTTTCTTTTGTGGAAAATATTTTTTACTTGCATCAAGATGCACCGCTACCACTTCCAATGGTTCTAACTCATAAAATTCATTTGGTGAATCTTCTACTTCTTTCAATAATCGTAGAATGGATTCTGTATTTTGTACACGAGATGAAATTGGACCAGTCTTGTTACCTGATTGTTTTCCAATTGTATATGACATATTAGTTTACTTTTGCTGCTATATTATCGCTATGGTCTTGTAACTCTTCAACAGTCTGTTGAATATTATTCATTAATTGTTCTTTCTCTGCTTCAGTTAAACCAAACTCTCCCTCAGATTCACCCTTAGCACTACCTTGTGCTAATCTCTGTACGATTGTTGCTAGTTTAACTAATTGTTCATCATTCTTTACATTGATTTCTAAATACTCTTTCAACATAGGAATGATTTGAACGGCCGTATCGCCATCTTTAATAAATCCAACTACTTCTTTCATCAATACTTCTAATTGAGTTTTGTTTCGTTTGGAATTATCATAGATGTCTTTGAATACATCTGATAAGGTTTTACCCTCAAATATTTCGAAATCGATTGCCATAATTTTACCTATTCTGTATCAATAATAAATATTAAACTTCCAAAAAATAGGTGTATATATTTATATATGAGAATTATTTTCTAAATATATACTATAGTTATTATATGTCGGTGAAAATCCGACATAATTGATTAACTAACGGGAGAGAAACCATATGCAGGAAATCATAACACTCGTAAAAGGATATGTAGATGACTTAGCTCATCTAATGATGTCCTTTGTAGCCATAGGTGCGATTTCTGAAATTATTTTCGGAAGTGGTATCTTCGGTGTTAATGTTATTGGTAACCTAACATCTATAATCAACACATTCGGCGAATCAGGCTTCGCTGGACTCGTCGCATTGTTGGTGTTAGTGGGTTTATTCCGTAAGTAGTACTATATCGGATAAATATGGGGGAGTCATCCGAGGCTCCCCCATTACTTACAAGATTTCCAAAGTTTTCTCAGCATTAAATCTACCAGCCTTTGGCCATCCATTTACCGCACCATCACTTTCACCTGGTGTTTTAATCCATAGATATGCATCACAATATTTTGAATCTGTATTCGTAGTAGGTTTATGTCCTAACTTCATTTCTTGTGGATTAAATGTTTCCCACACCTCGTTACCATTTCGTGATGTATCAACTATATAACTACAATCAAAGTGTTTGGCAATCTTATCACCATATCTAATACACTTATCAGTTGTTACGAAGTTACTTGTGTTTATACTGAACCCTTGTACTTTCTTAGAATAGAACATACCTAAAAATGTTATTGCATCATTTTTCTTTAACCAATTTGGATGTCCAATATCAAGATAAACTACTGCATTAGTTTTAGATAATTTTTGTATTGCAGATTTGATAAGACGAGTTCGTTTTTGTTTTTCATAAAACCCCATACCTTTTCTCATGTGTGGAATTGCATCAGGTTCTATAATAACAATAGGTGAGTAATCACCAATACCTTTTACAACTTCATCAATGAAATCTAAGTATTGTGTTTGTGTTAACCCACCTTTTGAATGTCCACCCACATCCCTATCAGGTATAGAATATAAAACAATAACAGGTTGATAGGGATGTGCTCTTCTACACAATCTACGAATTCTACTACTTAATCTTTTGATTTGTTTTTTTGGATTATCAACAAACCAAAATGAACTTGGTTGAGAAGTTATAGATTTAAGTTCAGGATATTTATCGGTATTGTTTTTTCGATAATCCCAATCTTGAGTATAGAGTTTTAATTGAACCACGAACCAGTGAACTTTGTTTCAACAGAACCTGATTGTAGGTAGTTCTTCTGTAATTCCCAATGATGTTTCTTCATCACATTGATAACACGAGTAATGTGTTGTGTGTTGGAACCAGTCATCTCACGAATTAAAATATAGAGTGCCTTCTTGTTGAAGTTCTCAATATTATCTCTCATATCAATCAACTCAACAACTGCATTTGCAACATCCAAATCTTTCTTTCGTTTAAAGACTGTGGTTAGATTATTTCTCCAATAATCAGCAAGAAGAACGATGTATTCCGATTTCATTGATTTAGTATCAATACCTCTCATCTCTGTTACAGGGTCTCTCTTGTAATCCGTAACCTCTTCACCATCATGTTGCTTCATTCTCTTGTAGTTATTGTTGTTATGTAGAATCAAATAATTCTTGGCAACAATCGAGAAATATGAGAAGGCCTTACCCTTACCCTCTGTGAACTTATGAATGTTCATATACAAGAAACTCACTACCTCATGTTTAACATCTTCTGATGGAACATCAAAGTAATAAAACTTAAAGGTATGGATAATATTCTCAGCAAGTTTTTCGAATGGTGTACGAATATGTTCGTTGTAAATTCGTTCCCTCATATGTGGACGAGTTTCCTTATTATGACGGATGATTGCATCCTCTGTACCTTGATTAAAATAATATCTTGGTGAACCTTTTTTTGCTTTTCTTGGCATTATATCTCCTGCTCTGTTATTGTTGTTAAATCATTTACGGCATCTTGGATACCCTCAAAGACTGTTCCAATCTCATCATCCGATTCGAACTTACCCTCTGAATCTAACTCATCCAATCTTTGTTTAGTTTGTAGTATTCTTGCGGAATAATTTTCTACCCAAGTTTCTAACCTCTCAACTTTTCTCATTTGATTATAGGTAGTGAAACCTAAAGTTAGTGTTGTTATTCCTAAAATTATTTCTAATATCATTTTTTATCTCCGAACAACTCATCAAATAAATCCTTTGGTGAATCACCTGTGAGTTTAGTTTTAACTTCTGTATCTACTGCTTGTTTTATATTTGAAACAGATTTAGCAACTTTCTGTTTACCAACTTGTCCTGCTCTTTCCCATTCATCTCCCTCGATATATGTTGCCATCATATCTGCCTGATGTAAAATACGAGCAATATGACTTCTCAAACCTGTTTCTGGTAAGAATGTTTTTAGATACTTTTCATTTGCATCTTCATACATACCATCAGTAAGTTTCAAACCAAGATACTCGTTTTCATTCATTGGAATTTGAAAATGTTGTAACAAGAATAATGCTCTATCAGTTACGGTCATGAAAGTTAAATCAGAATTGTGATTATAGATTTTACCTTGATTCTTTCTATGCCATTCTGATTCATTGATAACATAGTAATCATGTTCTAAATCACCAACCTTACCTAAATCATGATGTAAGGCTGCAAAGATTAATTCTTCATTTGTGAAATTAATATCTGCTCCATTCTGTAACCATAAATCTCTTACTTGTTGAGACATCTCTACAATATGAATGACATGTTCTACATAACCACCAACACAAGCATTGTGATAATGTTCTTTAGCACTTGCTGGTGCAACTACCATTCTATCTTCAAAGTAATCGTACATCTTGTTTAGTTTTTCTAATCGTTCTCCCTCGAATGTATCATTAATGATACCGCGAAGTTTTAACCAGTTGTCTTGTATTTGTTGTTCAGTCAATTGTTTCATAATGTTTGTAAATCTCCAATTTAATATGTGTTAATATAAGGCCAAATGCCAATACGAGTCAAGTATTTTTTTTATTTTTTTTGCCTATTGATTTTAAATACGAACCACCTATATTCCAAAAGAGTGTCTTACCTTTTAGATTCTCAATATTCTGTTCTAACCAATACCATTGTTTCTTGTCCCAAAATTCATTACAATCAAATGGTACTTCGTAATCATCCATCATATCATCAAATGCATAAGGTGATTTCTCAAGTATAATATTTTTTAAATCACCAGCATGATTCTCATTTAAAATCTTTTTTGTTGATGAGAATGCACTCATCGTAATAGAGTATACTTTTCTTGATTCTGAATCTAACTTCCACCAATCATCACCATACTCTAAAAATTCTTTTATCAATCCACTTGCAGTTACACCACTTCCGATACTCACTACAAGATTAT